CATAATATGTTTTTCTAAAATTATACTGCAATATAATACATTATTATAATACAAGTCAAGTTTTTTAATAACTTTTTTTTAAATTTTTTTAAATCTAGTATTATATAGGTATGGAGATCACAGTTAGAATACCTGAAAACCTAGATGAAATAACACTAGGACAGTATCAGAAATACTTAAAGGTACAAGATGAAAATGAAGATGAGACCTTCATAGCACAAAAGATGATTGAGATATTTTGTGGAGCTAGACTAGATCAAGTAGTTAATATGAGGTTTACTGATGTACAAGAAATAACACATGATTTAGTTCAGATGTTTGAAGAAGATCAAGAAATGATTAAGTTCTTTAAATTAAATGGAGTAGAATATGGATTTGTACCAAACTTAGATGAAATATCTTTTGGTGAATTTGTAGACTTAGACAGCTACTTAGGAGATTGGCAAGAAATGCATAAAGCTATGCAAGTATTATTTAGACCAGTTGATGTAAAATCACAAGGAAGGTACAATGTACTACCTTATAAAGCTATATTAGATGAGACAATGAAAGATATGCCTCTTTCAGTAGCTATAGGAGCTGTTTTTTTTTTATTGAATTTAGGGAAAGAGTTGTCAGTAGTTATGATGGACTATTTGCATCAGGGGAAAATCAAGGAGCATACACTTCTGAAGCAGGGTTTAGCAGAAAGTGGGGTTGGTATACATCATTTTGGACAGCAAGTCAGGGGAATCTTGAAAGATTTGAAGATATCTCCAAGTTGGGGGTTCATAAAGTCTTAATGTATTTAGAATTTGTAAGTGAGAAAACAACATTAGAGAATCAAAAGTTAAAAAGAAAGCATGGCAGATAAAGCAGAAAGAGGTTTTTACCTTGTAACAAAAGCAATCAAAGATGAATTAATAAGTAACACTAGTATAAGAACTATGACATTTGGTGATATTACAGATGTAGACTTGCAAAAGCAGACTATGTTTCCATTAGCTCATCTGATTGTAGAGAGTGTTACTAATTCTGAAAAGACTTTACAGTTTAACTTAACTGTCTTGACAATGGAGCAGATTGATAGCAGTAATGAATATGTAGCAGATCTATTTACAGGCAATACAAATACACATGATATCTTAAATACACAATTAACAGTAAGTAATAGACTTATTACAAGACTTAGACAAGGACAAATGTATGAAGATGGCTATCAACTTGTAGGAGATCCTACTTGTGAACCATTTTTTGACAGATTTGAGAATGTACTAGCAGGATGGGCTACATCATTTACAGTAGAAATATTTAATGACTTAGATTATTGCTAATGACTTTTAAAGAAACACAAAAGGTATTGGAGGACTTTGTAGAGGATGTTGTAAGAGCAGCAAAATCTAATCTTAGAAAAAAGAAAGCATCAGGTAAACTGCAAAGATCAGTTAAAGGACAAGCTCAGGTAAATCCTAATTCTTTTGAAATGACATTTGAAATGGAACCATATGGAGCTTATGTAGATGCAGGGGTAGATGGAAAGAAGAAGAAGTATGGTAAAAGAAAAGCAGGATTACCAACATTTAGTTTTAAGTCTAAGATGCCACCACCAAAAGCATTAGATAAATGGGTAGTAAGAAAAGGACTAAAAGGAATAAGAGATCAGAGAGGTAGATTTGTAAAAAGACAATCACTTACATTTCTAATTGCAAGAAGTATATTCCAAAAAGGTTTAGAGCCTACTTACTTCTTTACAGATGCATTTGAAGCAGCTTACAAAAAACTACCAAATGAGTTTATTAAAAAATATGAATTAGACATTGACAACTTTTTAAAATTTACACTAGATTAATATGGCAGTATATATACCAAGACTTAGATCACCATTTTTCATAAATAAAACAGCATCCTCAACATCAGGTTCTGCTGATATGACAATTACAATTAACAGTGTAGACCAATATGTTGTTTCAAAAAACACAACATCTGATGCAGTATCATTTGAAGTATCAGAATTAATCAGAGATTATTTAGACATTACATGGGATGGTTTATTCCCATATAGCAGCACTACTAAAAACAGTTTGACTATTTATGCAGTAATTAAAATAGAGTTTTATGTAGGTACTAAAGCAGAAAGAGCTTTGAATCCAAGCACTCCTAGACAAACAATAACAGATGAGATATATGGATTTGATGCTTACAGTGAGTTTAAAGAAGGTGTTAATAAACAAATAACTTCAGGACAATTACTACAAACTAATACAGTAATGTATTTGCCTGAAACAGGAAACTCATATATCCCATATGAAGTATCTAATGGTGTAACTTATTATACAGTTGCAGATACTGTAACAGATGGCAGTACAGTTTCAGTAGCAGGTATAAATATTATTATAAAAAGAATATGTGAGCCTATATTTGATATTTTAAAAGTAGTGTTTGTAAACAAATATGGAGCATTACAAGAGTTCTACTTTAACAAGAAAAACATACAATCATTAAATGTAAAAGATGAAAGTTATAAATCTACACTACTAGCAAATAACACATACTCTACATTAGATCATCAAAAATATAAATACAACAAACAAGCATCAAATAAAATAACTGTTAATACTGGATATGTAGATGAAGGTCAATTTGAGCCTATAAAAGAAATGATGTTATCTGAACTTGTATGGATGCAAATTGGAAGTATAGTTTATCCAGTAAATGTTGTTAGTAATTCTTTAGAAAAGAAAACAAAGACAAATGACAAATTAGTAAACTATTCACTAGATTTAGAGTTTGCATATGATGTGATTAATAATGTTAGATAATGAGTGCATATCAACTATATATAAACAATCAAAGAGTAGAGATATTTGATGATGAAAGTGTTAGTTTAACACAAGCAATTCAAGATGTAAGAGACATATCAAAAGTCTTTACAGACTTCTCTAAACCATTTAGACTTCCTGCATCTAAAGAAAACAACAAAATATTTAAACATTACTATAGGTTTAATTTAGCAACTGGTACTGCCTTTGATGCTAGGAAAAAAGTATCAGCAAGAATAGAATTAAACACTATACCATTTAGAGAAGGTAAACTAAAACTAGATGGTGTAGATATGGAAAACAACATACCTAAAGCATACAAAGTAACTTTCTTTGGAAATACAGTAACATTAAAAGATGTGCTAAAAGAAGATCAGATTAATACATTAAACTGGTTAAACAACTTTAACACAACATACAGTGCAGGTGATGTTTTTTCACTTTTAACAGATGAAGATGGAATAGGAAGTGTTACAGTAGATGACTTAGGCACTAGCACAACTTATGAAAGAGCTGTGATTTGTCCATTGATTTCCAATTCAGCTAGACCATATTATGACACTAGTATAGCAGTACCATATACTAATTCTGATGGTTCTGATAACTATGAATTAGGTGGTAACATAGGCCCAACAGAATCATCTACACCACCTGCTACAGGATTTACTACAGATGATATACATGGGATGTATTTTGAAGATTTAACTTATGCCATAAGAGTTCATTTAATTGTAAGAGCAATACAGAATCAATATTCATCAATTAGGTTTAGTGATGACTTTTTTGATTTAGTGCAAGGCCCTGAGGCATATAGAGAACTTTATATGTTGTGTCAGAATACTGAAGGTAGACAATTTGAAGATATGGGTGTTGCTTTAAAACAAATCTCTGGGTTTTCAACAGCTACAGCATTAAATGGTAAACTTATTGTACAAAATAATGTAATCTATGTACAAGGTCTTGCTCAAAATGACTTTATTACAGGTGTGTTTAGTTTTGAAACAGAAACAGGGTATCCTACTTTTACAGCAAAAGTAAAAAGAGGTGGTGAAGAAGAATACACAAAAACATTTACAGGAGGTACAAACACATTAGGTAGTTTTACAGTTTTTATGTATAATGCATCACAAGGATATACTTTAGAAGTTGAAACACAAACAGCATTTGTTTTTAAAAACATTACATTTCAAGCAACTGATGCAGCAGGTAATCAATCAACACACCAAATAGGAACTGTAGATATATCTTTATCTAAAGAGTTTATAATTACAGAACATTTACCTGATTTAAAAATTATAGATTTTCTTACAGGTTTATTTAAGATGTTTAATCTAACTGCTTTTGAACAAGATGGGATTATACATGTTAAGACATTAGAACAATACTATAGCTCAGGTTCTATTAGAGACATAACAGAATATGTAGATCCTACATCAATACAAGTTGATACAGCATTACCATATGAAGAAATAGAATTCAAATATAGATCAACAGGTAGTAAACTTGCAAAAAAACACACAACAATAAGCAGCTCTGCATGGGGTGCATTAAAATATAGTAGTAATGAAAATTTAGACAGCAACAATGAAAAATTTGTAGTTGAAGCACCATTTGAACACTTAAAATTTGAAAAACTATACAACACTGCTAGTAGTACATATGTAGATACAGGTATACAAGTAGGTTGGTTAGCTAATGAAAATGGTGAACCATATTTTAAAGATGCAGTTTTATTTATTCCAATATTTAACAAATTAACAACAGGATACACATTAAGATTTTTAAGAGCAAAAGACACTGTAGGAGGAATAGAAGATATAACTGAATATTGGATGCCAAGTAATTCTGTATCTTTATCACCAACTCAAAATACACAAAACCTTCATTTTAATTTAGAAATTAATGAATATTCAGAAGGAACTGGTTTTACTGACACACTTTTTAAAAGATATTATCAATTTTATATAGCTCCTTTATTTAACAGATCCAAAAGAAAAACAACAATAAATGCAAGACTACCTAAAAAGTTTATACTTAATTATACACTTGCAGACACAATACAAATTAAAGATGAGTATTATAAGATTAACAACATCACTACCAATTTATTAACTGGTCAAAGCTCTTTAGAGCTTTTAAATGAAACAAGTGATGTTACTATAGCTGATTCAGATGATACAGGTGGAACAGGTGATTTACAAGATGGGCCTGATACAAATGTGTTAAAAGTAGAAAGGTGTGCTGATGGGCAAATACTAGGAGTAGATGTGCCATTGTCAGAGTTTAATTTTCCAAACAATACTAGAATCAAATCAACATTAGGAGACAATCCTTTGCTTACATACAAAGTAATAGGTAATGAGGTAGCTGATCAACTAACTGCATTAAATCATATTTATTTATATGATTCAGGTTTTTTAGGTTGTGAAAACACAACTCCTCCACCACCTCCTACATATTACTATGGACTAGAAAGATGTTCTGATGGAGTACAAACCTTTAGAACAGGGCAAGATGTAAGTTCAATTTCTTTAGCTATTACACAAAAAGTAGAAGATGCAAGTAATGTAGAATATATAGTTTTAAATAACAATACAGAAACAACAACTCAGGTAGGTGGTACAACAGTAACAAGTGTTGGAAATGTTACAGCAATAACACCAACTACTTTAGGATGTGGTACACCACCTCCAACAGTATATTATTATGAATTAGAAAAATGTGATAATGCTGCAATTAAATATTATGGGTTTAGTCCATCATCAGGACTTACAGGTCAGAGAATATATCAAAATGCATGTTATGAATTATCATCAAGTTCTTTAACAGGAACTATACAAATAGACACACTATCAACTTGTACATGTCCAGTTTATTATTATACTTTAAATGACTGTACTAATAATTCAACAATAGTACATTACACATTTTCCTCAAATCCTAATTTAGCAGGTACAAATAGATTTTATTTAAATGTTTGTTATTATGTAGCATCTACATCTACAACAACTGGCACAATAGATATAGACACTTTACCATCATGTGTTTGTGAAACACCTTCTGTTACATATTTTTATGGGTTAGAAAGATGTTCAGATGGGTTGCAAATTTACAGAACTCAACAAGATGTAGATACTATATCTTTATCAGCATCACAAAATCAAAGAGTTGAAGATCCTAACAATATAGAATATATTGTAATAAACAATGAAACAACATCTACACAAGTAATTAATGGAGTTACAGTTATAAATGTAGGAAATGTAACTGCAATTACTCCTACTGCTTATGGATGTGCAGTAGCACCTACTCCTACATATAATTATTGGATTATTCAAAGATGTAATGGTTCATTAGGTAATTATCAATCAATAAGAGATTTAGATGGTCAAGCAACAACTTTAGTTTTAAATGATGTAATATCAATGCCAGATGGTTTTTGTTATAAAATTACAGCATCAACTACAAACACAAGTAGTAATGATTGGTCTACTAAATATAATAATTGTTTAGTATGTCAAACTGAAAATCCTGATGAAGTAACACCTCCTCCACCAACAGAGAGGTATGAGCTTAAAAAATGTTCAGATGATTCTACAGGGCATTATACACCTGAATCAACATCTGATATAGTATTAATAGTAGATGCAAATGGTGTAAATGGTTCTAGGGTTATAGATCAAGATGGATTAATTTATACAGTAATTGGAACTTCAACAAATGCAGCAAATATATCATCAATTTCAGACTTAAGCACAACAGGATGTCCATCTGCACCAGTAGTACCTGCAACATCATATTGGTTATTGCAAAATTGTGAAACAAGTACAGGTGGATATGTTTCAGAAGAAACAACAGCAGACTTGCCAAATCTAACAGAAGATTCTGTTAATGGTTCTAGAGTACAAAGTGTAGATGGTTCTATTTATATTGTGTATGGTCAAACATCAGATCCTAGTCAATATTCAAGTGGTGTAGTATCTGTTATTAGCTTAAACATTACTGGATGTCCTGATGAAACACCACCACCTGCTCCATATTATTATGAATTAGCACAATGTGCATCAAATATTATATATATATCAGGTCAAGAAATAACAACTATAAATTTACAAGTTGGAGATTTTGTTTATCAAACATCTACACCTGATGTATATTATCAAGTTGTTGGAACAAGTCAATCAGGAACATCAATAGGCAGTGTAACTAAATCAACATTAACAGACTGTCCTTTATATTGGGATTTAAAACAATGTGGCACTTTACAGCTAGGTTATAGAAGTGATAATACAACACTTGAATTGCCTAACCTTGTAATGAATGAAACTAATGGTACAAGAGTGCAAGATGCAAATGGTATATTTTATATTGTAGTAGGTAAAACTACTTCAGGAGCAAATGTAGGTACTGTAACAGACACTGGTAGTACAGGTTGTCCAACACCACCACCTTCTGCTAATTATTATTCATTACAGAAATGTGAAGATTCATCAACAGGATACAGATCTCAACAAGATACTACACAAATAACATTTAATACAAATGATGTAGTACAAGATTCAGCAGGTACAACATATTTAGTAACAGGTACTGTTACATCAGGTACTAATGCAGGTGTAATGAGTGCTACATTATTATCAAACTGTACAGATGTTGCTCCTCCTACACCACCTGCTAGTCAAGGCCCATATTATGCTCAATTTATAAGTTGTGATGATCCTACAGGTGCAGTAGTATATGTAGTTAGTCAAAATCAAGATATATCAACATGGTGGGTATTGCAAGATGGATCTGCTAATGGTTATGAATGTTATAGATGGGTAAATAGTAATCAAGGAGCTAATCCAAGAGATATTAGTGAATTTACAATATTTAATGCAGGTAATACAGCAGGAGAGAACTGTATTGAATGTCAGGAAAATGTACCTACACCTCCACCAGTAGTAACACCACCTCCATTAGCTATATGTGGTGAGCAAAGTTTGTATTATGCATCTTCTGCAAGTGATTTATGTAATGAATCAACACCTAAAACAGTATATATGGATGCTAACTCAATAGATGAAGCATCTATTATATATTTAGATTCTACATGTACTACACATTTAAGTACAGCAAGGTATTTTGCTAACACTCCTTCAGGACAATATTACTATTGGAATGGAAGCAACATACAAGGCCCATATACAAACAGTTGTGATATTCAATAAAAAGTTATGATTAAAGAAATAGAAAATTTTATAGATAAAGCAGAAGCAGATCACCTAGTTTATTTGATTGATAAGTTTGCACATAAGTCTACTGTTGTAGGTAATGGTCAGCAACACAATAAATTTGATACTGCTAGGACATCATATTCAGCAACATTAGATTCTAAAAATCCAACTATTAAAAGAATACACCAAAGAATAGCTAGATATTTAGGTGTACCTATAACAAAAGGAGAAGTACTCCAAGGTCAGAGGTATCAAAAAGGTCAATACTTTAGAGAACATCCTGATTACTTTACAGGAGAACATTATGATATGAACTGCTTAGCATCAGGTAACAGAACATACACTTTTATGCTGTATCTAAATGATGATTTTAAAGGAGGAACTACAAACTTTAAACATTTAAAAAGAGAAATTAAACCACAAGCATATAAAGCTGTTGTATGG